ATATGCTGACCAAAGATTGGCTATATTTTGATGGTTATCTGTCTTATCCCCATAATCTTTTTGGCGTTGTCCACCAATTAAAGTTATTGCTTCTCCTAAAAATTCTTTTGTGTTACTCATTTTTTATTTTTCTTAAACTTTCTACCTACAAAAAATACTACTGTATTTATGCAAGTGTTTATTGTTACCATAATTAAAATCCACCATTGCCAAAACTCTACACTCATTAATATTTAGGTGTTACATTAAATGATATACTTCGTCTAATACCTTTACCACGAAAAGGATAGACTTGGTGCTGTAACCAACTAGGAAAAAACATTACTTTACCCGCTTGCGGTTTAAAGGGGTATTTAGGATTAATAAAAGGATGAGGGTCTGCAAATAACCACTCTATCCAACCTGCCTCTTCTCTTTCTTCTCCTTTTTCAATAGATTCGGGAACTTTTAACCAACCCGCCGCAGATAATAAACCACTATGCATATGTGGAGGATTAAAATCCCCCGCTACTTGATTAACAATCCAACTGTTATGTAAGTTAAGACTTTTAATATTTTTATTTTTCATTTTTTGATTATCTTCTTCATCACCTTGACGTTGCAAATGTGTTTTAACATAAACATTTGAACAACTAGCAACCCAAGTAAAAAAGCTTTGTTCTACACCTTTAGGTTTTTCTTGCCATAAATGTTCTTCAATTTTATGTTCTTGTTTTACATTACCTACAAGATTATTAGAATGGTCTAACTGTTTTGATTTCTCTACACTTTTAGTTATGTTATCTGCATACTTATTAAACATATCTACATAAGGTTGTGGTATAGTAAATTCCATGAGCATTGGCCCAAATGGTGCGTGTACTTTTGTTTGTATTTTATCTTCCATTATTATACTCCTATTAAATCTACAAGAGGTATAAGATAACCTTTTGATGTTAAATTATCACCGCCCGGTAAAATTCTATAGTCTTTACTAACTAATTTTTTTAATCTTGATAAAGGAATATGTATAGAAAACAAATGCCTATCACCTTTACTGACTATTTTAAATATCCATGTATCAGATTTACTAGTACGAATACCGCTATCTTTACCTCTAGATTGAAATTCTACATACACATTACCTGTTTTATGTGCCATTCTATCTGTTTTTAATTCAAAGTTTTCCATAGATTTCATTACAAGCTTTTCATGTTTTTTACCATATGACAAATCTTTATTAAATTTAGTTACAGAAAAATCACTTTCTCTTAATTTCTTTATGCTACTAGATTTATTTTCTGATACAATACTCAATTTAATTTTCCTATTTTAACTTTTTCTATATTATCAGATAGCATTTCAGAAGTAATTTCCCCTTCTCTAGATTCTAACTGAACCATTTTATCCATTACAGACATTTGACCTTTCTGTACTACACCATCTAAATCTGTATCAATAATATCCATAAGACCTTTTAAAACAAAAAAAGCTGATGGTATAGGTTTTTTCGGGTCAGTAGTATCATATGCAGTTACATCAAATGCTTGTCCATCTGCTGATGGTGTCATTATAAGATAAAACTTATTAGGTAGTAAAGACATTTTTTCTGTTTCTAATTCTATATTATCTATAACCATTCTTGAGGTATCCTTTTTTCTGCCCAGAGTATTTTATTTTTGTCACACCATGCACCATAAGTTGTTTTACTGGATTTGTTAAGTTTATTATTAGCATTTACAAATAAAAATCTAATATCAATATCTGGATTCTGTTCTCTAACAAGTAAATGTTTTTTTCTATCTGCTGAATCAAAAAATCCTTTTGTTTCTATGTATATATCTTGTTTAGTGAGGTAAAAATCGGGAGTGTAGCGTTTAATCTTGGGTTGGTATTCTAAGTAAAACTTTTCGTAGTCATATTTAACATTGTTTTTTATCAACCAATGAGCAAAACCCCGTTCAAATTCAGACCTAAAGCCTTTTCTTAGTGTCATATAAGCGTTTTCATTCTAAATTTATTTGTTAAATCAATGTTATTTACAAATACACTAGCTAACATAGGTGCGTGTTTTTCTAATTCTATTATTGCTTCGTTAATTTCTATAGTAGGTAGAATAGCTAACTTACCTTGTTTAATTCTTATGTGTAATGAATTAAAATGATTATGTATTGTTCTAGTTTTTCTAGGTACATTATCTTCTCTGTAATACCCGTCTTTACCTACTGTTTCTCTTGTTATAAGAGGATGACAGTTTTCTGCACTTCTCATAAATTCTCGCATTTCCCCACCACCTTCTCTTAACTCATTTTCGGTGTATACCCAAACTGCATCTTTATTAGTTAGTATATCATCTTTACGAAAAGGGCTTGATAACCATAGTACGTTCATATATTTTTTACCTCTGTATTTTTTAATTTGTTATACCAAACAAAAGGTTTAGATTTAGCTTTAGATGTAACTTTTTCATGTAATACAGCTTTAGGCCAACAATGTTTTCTAAATTCACAATAACCACAAGTACTTTCTAATGTTGTATTTCCTGTAGGTATTCTTATTCCTTTTTGTTTACCAGATTTAGGTACATAAGTTTCTTCTATTTCTGTAAATAACTTCTCAAATTTAGCTTTAGAATTAAGCGTTTTAATTGTTTCGTTAGCTTGTTCTAACATATCTTTTCTATCTTCTTGTTGGTCTTCTGGAGCTTCACATACCGCAAATTCTCCTGTAACTTTATTTACAGCTATCCAACCACCAAAAGGTGAGTTATCAGCCTCACTATACATATGCCCTTGCATAATATAACCAAAAGAATCATTTTCTTTTATCTTATTGTAACTACCATATTCACCAAACTTACTAAGAAAACTTGCAGGACTTGCTGATTTTATATCCCAAACTTTTCCATCTATTTTAACATCGTACGTACCCTTTAATTCAATGTCTCCTATTTTCAATGATACAGGTTCTTGTAACTTTTCTATGTTTATTCCTGCACCTCTCATAACTGCTATAGCAACCGCTTCTAGCAAATCACCCATCAAAAACTTTATTATTGTGTTGTATTGAAATTCTTTTTTAATACCTTTTTTATCTAACTGCTGTTGACATAAAGGTTTTCCTAGACCAGACATACGAATACGCCAATCCATTTGTTCGTTAAATTGTTTTTCTAATGCTTTACCGCAAGATTCTTGAAACTCTTTAATGATAGCGGGGGAAAGTGGTTTAGACTTCCCCCCAACTGCGTCATAGAGAAAATTCTCTATTAGAGTAGATAACATACTGTTATTCGTCTAACTCAATAGCTAGGGAGTGGTCGCCATCTTTAGTTTGTTGTTTAACAGCAGTTCTATGTTTCTCCATAACGCCTTCATTTACGGACTTTGTTACAGCCGCAAATTCTTTTAGTAAAACAGTGTCTTGTTCAGACATTGCTACTGATTCTCCAATCTTAATATCCATAGCAAAGAAAGTGTTACCACCAGATTTTTGCTTTTTAGTAGATAATAAAAGATTGTTTCGTATCATTGGTTTCTTTTGAGTAGCTAAAGATTTTAATGTTGTACTCATCGGTATGTAGTTAACACCTTTAGCATAAAGAACACAAGGAATTTGTTTTAAACTAACATCTTTTCCATCAGATTTTTTACCTTCCATATCAGCAACCCCGTACATAACTTGATTACATTTTATAGAACTTTGGATTACTCTTTGAGGGTCACTTTCAGCTAATGCCTCAAGTTGTTCTCTAGATAATTTCCCACACTTATAGCCCCCATGAGAATCTGGAAACTGGTCTCCTAAAGATGGTCTTTGCACACTTGATGTAAACACCTCTTCATTGTTATCCCAGTAACTATAAGCAAACATTCTCATAAAAGGTCTAAATGTTGCGGTTTTAGCGTATACACTATCACCATCAACTTTTAAAGTGAATTGTCCTCTTGGTAGAGGATTATCATTTTCATCTTCTGTTTGATAATTAATGGATAGTCTAGATAGAACTGAACCCTCTTGGCTAGTATTATCTAACTGTCCTGTTAGTTTCATTAATTCTGAATCACTTAAACTACTTACATCAGTAGGTATAGTAACTGCGTTTATTTGTGTATTATTTTCAATCATCGGAATTATATATCTCCTTCATGTTAAGCCAATCATCACCGATTTTTAATTCAATTCCTACTGGCATTGTATATTTAAAACCATACCGCTTTTCACATTCGTCTGAAATAGACAGCATAGCCTCCTTTAAAGTTTCGATAGCTTGTTTATCTTCGTTTGGATACACATCCAAAACGATACTATCATGTACTGTATTGCATATAATAGACTTCAATTCGTTTTTTGTCAATAGCTTATTTAAATTAATTAATGCAAGTGGTAGTAGGTCTGCTGTAGCAAACCCCTGTACAGGATAGTTCTTAATAGCAGTAGAATTTGTTACACTTCCACTGCGTAATCTTTCAACATGAGGGAAAAAATATTGTCTACCACTAGGTAATCTTATCTTATTTGACATAAGTGCTTCGTTTTGTAATTCACCATGCCACCTAGTTATTCCCGCATACTTATTCTTAAAAGCACGATAGTATTGCATCTGTTTTGGAGTACCTAAGATACCCCCATATAGCGGTTTAAAAGTATCTGACTTAGCTTTTTGTCGTGACACTCCAAGTATCTTTGCGGT